CGGACTGCAGCATGGAAAGATTGGAGGAATTGATGAGATGAAAGAACTGATACCAAAAGACAATTATGGAGTTTTCGCAGATACCAACGACACCGCCAGGGTCGACAGTCTATATATCGCTGAGTTCTTTGAGAAGGAACACTTCCATGTCCTGCGCGATATCGCAAAAATCACTGACTCCAAATCTGGATTGAGTGAACAGTTCACTGCATCCAATTTTGAGCTGACCTACTACAAAGACAAGACAGGGAGAAAACTTCCCTGCTATATGATGACCCGGGACGGCTTCACCATGCTGGTCATGGGATACACGGGCCAAAAGGCAATGCGATTCAAGGAACTCTACATCAGACGCTTCAATGAAATGGAGCAGTTCATCAAGACGCTGGTCACAGCCCGCAAGGATTTCCCTCTGCTCACAGAAAACATCAAGCTCCTGCACGACAATCCGAAGCCTTACCATTTCAGCAACGAGTGCGACATGATCAACCGGATCGTCACCGGGATGTCGGCAAAGCAGTTCAGGCAGGCCCAAGGTCTTGAAAAAGGCGCCAGCATCCGTCCCTACCTTTCGGATGACCAGATCCAGATGATCGAGATCCTCCAGAAGGTGGACATCGGGCTTCTCCTGGCTGTACCCGACTATGAGCAGCGCAAGCGCCACCTGGAATGGTACAAGATGAAGCTTCTGAAGAAAATCGCATAGCGGGGTCAGGACCATGAGCATAAGCAAATTCAACTCAGAGGGCTACTATGACCCCACCGCCTACGAGGCCCTGACGGCTGTCGAACAATCAGAGAAAACCAAGAACACCTTCCGGCCGCTGGTATACATCTGCTCCCCTTATTCCGGGGACATCGAGACAAATACCCTGGCGGCCAGACGCTANNACAGCCTGCCCGCCGAGCGGGAGCTGGGCCTGTTCTTCGGCAATGTGCTGATGTCTAAATGCGCCGAAGTCTGGGTGTTCGGGACATATATCTCCTGCGGCATGGAAGCCGAGATCGACAGGGCCAGGCGCAGGAACTACCCCATACGATACTTCAATACAAATTGCGAGGAGGTCCAAAATGTACGAGATCAAAAGTAAACAAAGAATGGTCAACGGCAAGAAAATAGAAACCTGGCAGCGCGAGGTCATCAGCGCAAACATGCTGGAAGTCGAAGCGGGTACCAACGGTTATCAGGGCGGGGACTCCGGCCACGGATCAAGGACCTATGTCCGCATCGCTGACCTGGGCGGCACCGACATCGATGTGAAGGTGCTTCCCAACCGCTGGGGTGGCTGCGACGGGTTTGAAGTCTCACTTGGCGGCGACTGCGAGCTGGAGACCTTCATCGAAGCCCTGAAGTTTGCCGTCTCCGTGTTGGAGGACCAGGCTAAGGAGGATTCACGATGAAGATATCCTACGGCAACAGCCGGCTCGATAAGAAATGGAAGAACAATGAAATCTCTTGGGATGACTTCTGCACCAGGGTCAGCACCACCATCAGGACAACCGAAACCGTCCAGGAATACCGCAAGCTCAAAAAGGGTCAGCAGGACGATATCAAGGACGTAGGCGGCTATGTTGCCGGGCATCTCCGGGAAGGCAGGCGCAAGAAGGGCTTCGTCCTTTGCCGTTCCATGGTTTTGCTCGACATGGATTACGGTACCCCGGACATCTGGGACGAACTGACCATGCTCCATGATTTTACATGCTGCGCATACTCCACCCACAAGCATACCCCGGAGCATCCCCGCATCCGTCTGGCAATACCCTTGGTCCGGGAAGTCACCGAAGCGGAGTACCCGGCAGTTGCGAGGATGGTGGCCAAGGAAATCGGGATCGACCTCTTTGACGACACCACCTATGAGCCGCACCGCCTGATGTACTGGCCATCAACCTCATCAAACGGAGAGTTCTTCTACAAAAGGCATGACGGCAAGGTCCTCAATCCTGACGAATATCTGTCCAGGTACGACAACTGGCAGGACGAGTCCACCTGGCCGCGCTCCAGCCGGCAGTCGGAAGTGATCCACACAGCGGCAGCCCAGGCTGCAGACCCGCTTACAAAACCGGGCATCATCGGCGCTTTCAACCGGGCATACAGCATCGAGGAAGCCATCGACGCCTTCCTCTCTGACATCTACGGACCCTCCGCCATGAACGGGAGGTACGACTACATCCCTGCAGACAGCAGCGCCGGCGTGGTGATCTACGACGGCAAATTTGCATACAGCCACCATGCCACAGACCCAGCCTGCGGGAAACTGATGAACGCATTCGACCTGGTCAGGTTCCATAAGTACCGCGACCAGGATAAAAACTATCCAGAGGAAACGCCCGTCACCAAGCTCCCGTCCTACAAGTCCATGACTGAACTTGCTGTATCCGACGAACGGGTGAAGCTCCTTCTGGCCGATGAACGCAAAACCCAGGCATCCTCGGATTTCACGGATGTAAGTTCCGACTGGGAGAAAAACCTGGAATATGAACCCCGCTCCACGGTCCTCAAGAACAATCTGGGCAACCTGCTACTGATCCTCAAAAACGACTCCAAGCTGCAAGGGATCAGATACAACCGCCTGACCAACCAGATCTACGGAGATCCAGGACTTCCGTGGTCAAGACCGCACCAGTCCTGGCGAGACGCCGATACGGCCCAGCTGGTGGCTTACGTGGATAGGACATACGGAACCTTCTCATCCAGAAATTATGAGCTTGCAATAACGAAGGTGGCTGACGACAGGGCCTTCCATCCCATCAAGGAATACCTGGACAGCCTTCCACCATGGGATGGCGTTTGCCGGGTCGACATGCTGCTCATCGAGTATTTCGGAGCCGACGACACCAAATACACGAGGACCGTCACGAGAAAGACACTGGTGGCGGCGGTCGCCCGTATCTATCATCCGGGCGTCAAGTATGACTCCATGCTGGTGCTGAACGGCCAGACGGACCTTGGCAAGTCCACCTTCTTCGCAAGGCTCGCTGGTGAGTGGTTCTCCGACAGCCTGAACTTTACGGATATGGGCAAAGGCAAAGATGCTGCCGAGAAGATCCAGGGCGTGTGGATCGTGGAGATCCCGGAACTCGCCGGACTGTCCAAGATGGACGTCAACAACATCAAGGGATTCCTTTCAAGGCAGGACGATCAGTACCGGCCTTCCTACGGCAGGTCCGTGGAAAGCCATCCCCGCCAGTGTATCCTGGTCGGCTCGACCAATGCCGAAAGCGCAGGCTTCCTTCGTGACACCACCGGCAACCGAAGGTTCTGGGTGGTGCGCGTCCATGGATCCACGAAGAAAGGTTGGGATCTGCCGGAAACGGATGTGCCCCAGATCTGGGCTGAAGCCAAACACTACTGGACCCAAGGCGAGAAACTCTACCTGGACGGCGAAGCTGCCGAACAGGCTAAGGCCGAGCAGACTGCCGCCCTTGAGACCGACGAACGGGAAGGCATTGTGAAGGACTTTCTGGATATGCTCCTGCCTGAGAACTGGTACGACATGGACCTTTACAGCCGGAAAAACTATTTCTCATCCGACGACCCACTTCGAGTTGAAGGAACCATGGCTCGCGAGTATGTCAGCAACATGGAGATCTGGTGCGAGTGCTTCGGAAACGACCGGGGCAAATTCGAACGCCAGGCGGACAGCTATAAGATCAAGCTCATCATGCAAAAGATCGGCGGCTGGGTCTATTCCGGCCAGAAGAAGAAAATCAAGGGCTACGGCGCCCAGTATGTGTGGCTGAGAGTCAACGACGGGCAGTCCAAGGAAGAGGTCATCACAGAGACCTTCCCCCTGGTAGCCACGAGACGTCAGGAGACCGCATCTTAGAACCTCTTAGAACCCTTGTAAATCAATGCTTTTTCCATGAGTTCCATAATTCCTAAATATATAAAGAAATATGGATATAGGGAGAGAGCCATCACGTACACCTGCATATACGCGCGTATAGGCTATAAGGATTCCGTGGAACCTCTTGGAACC